CATTAAGTCTTCAGAAGCAATGTATACTTTGACTTCGAGTACAGATTAGATCCAAAGCCAAGCCATCAGAACATAGTCTGCAACAGTCGCTCCAGCAACCGAGACCAATGTAGCAATTGAAAGAAAGACGTTGAACTTCATCAATGATTCGAGAGATGTTTCTTTTGCTTCTTTCTTCTCAGCTCGAGCCATGAGCCATTCGGCGAATTTTGTAGTTGGGGTTTTCTTTTCTTCAATTGGGGTTTCTTCTTGCATATTATCACCTAGAGCATTCTTACGTTTCCGTTATCTGCGTGTTTAATTGGAGGCCATTGATCTCGAACAGCACCAGCAACAACGCCAGCATTGAGATGCATTCGCAACCAATCTGGTCTGCGATCTCCAAATGGTGCGTCAAATGCACTCATCGATCTAGAATCTGCAACTGCTTGTCGAATACCCGGTGTTGTTGTCATTGCTTCGGCATCTCTTGTATTAATTGGAAGGAAATATGCGTTGGCAGCAGTGGGCGTTATCATATGTTCAGGGCGAATACCACCGTAACGCCACATTGGAAATACGTTACCTCGTAGAACCTGTTGGCTTACCATGTGCCCGTTTGACATAACCAAAGCACACATAGCATCATGAGATTCTGCAAGAATACCCATAGTTGACTCTGTGGAATTGACTTTTACATTGTTTAACACCATCATAAAAGACAATGCAATGTTACCATACTCTAAACCAGCAATGCCCATAAAATGCATATTGATGTAAAGATGATCTGAATAAAAGAACGATTTATTTGTAGCTGCAATTTGCGCACTTGGGAATTGTGTAAATTCAGAATGATTGTTTAATCGAACTCGGGCATTTGCCTTAAACAAGACCGAATCATCACCTCCTGAAACATATCTATTTTCTTGAGGTGTATTTTCATTATACCTCATGTCGGTAGGAATCTGAGGATATGGAGAAATAACAATCTCATAATTTGGTTGTTCATCCGCTGGCGCACCACGCAAGAAAGGAATAGCATCTTCAAAAACATCGACTTGTTGTAGCATATGCCTAAAGCCTGTTTGAAGATTGATTCTTTTTTGGATAAACGCATTGCCAACATCATCTAAAAGAATATCATTCAATTCAATTGTTTCTTTGATAATAGTAACAGGCATCACTTACACATCCTATGAGCGGCTTTTACTGCGTTCTTGAAACCGTCTTTCTTCCACTTGCCGTTCTTGAGTTTGTACTTACCTTTCACTGAGGCAAAGGCTTTCTTGTACTTGCGTTGATAGGCAGTGGTTTTCTTTCTAGGCTTAGGTGCGTCGCTCACAGCCTCAAGAGCCGCTGTTTCTGCAACACCTTGCTCAAAGTCCTGTACGTTGCCGCCAGTAGGGACAATTGTTTCACCTGCCCTAATGTAAATCTGCATTGATGGTGAACCATTAAGCAAATGAGATTCATGTGCTGGTATGGCAATCATTGGGATTGGGATCGTGATAAAGTCGTCAGCCAATCGATTGAATGGGTCAAGCATGATAAGTCCAGCAGCACCCAACATCGCGGCATCACGAATTACCTTAGGCTTACCCTTTAGTGGTATTCCGCCAATATCACTATCAAGGAGACGTTTCAAGGCTTCTTCTTTTGTTCTCTTTTTAGGCATCTAAAAACCTCCTCAGAGGTCTTGAGCCTGTGTGAGCATTTGGGTCAAATCTTTTTGTGTGATCTTCTTAGGTTCTGCGATAATCATAATGTCAAGTTCACAAGTTGATGATGCAAGTTGCTCTAAATCACAATTGGATAGTCCAATACCAATAAGGAGATCAGTTACTACATCATAACCCTCTGGATGAAGGTCTGGCGTTCCATACCATTCGTCACTAATAACTAAGCTAGAATTTCTGGTGGCTACAGGTTGAGTTGGATCTGCAACATAGTTTGTTGATTCTTTTGTCATAACACAAAGAACATTTGGCGAAGCAATGCCAACATCAGTGATGAGTTCGTATGCTGTAGTTGTAGCAAAAACCTTGAGTGTTGAACTAAATGTTGCGGCAATAAAAGGGTCAAGCATAACTGATGGCCATGTGCCAAGTGCATTGGAGGGATTTCTTAGATTAAATCGAATTTCTTTAATCGCAAGTCCACGATTTTCAACAATTGAAACATAATCTGATAAGTCAATTCTTCCATAAACCAAGTCTGTGTTTCCATTTGCATCAATATCAAATTGTAGTCGATCTCTTAAAATTACGTCGTTTGCGCCTTTTGCCATAGTAAATCATCTCTTTTTTGGGGTGGAAGGAACAGAAAGTTATCAGACGTATGACGATCCAGAACGTTTCTCTCTGTTCCCTCCATCACTTACTAAGTAAAAGAGGCTTATTAACGTGCCTTTCAGAACTTGCAGTCCCATCTCCGCGGCGAAGCCGCCAATCTTCAACGCCACCCATTTCCCCGACCACCACCCCAACGGTATAGCCCCCGCTATATTATTCCACCTGAGGATTTTTTTTTCGCCAGACTTAAATAACATTATTATTTAGGGGTAAACATGGCGAACCAATACTCCATAACAGTGAGCGATGAGTCCAATGCGATTCTGAAATCGATGAAGGAAAGCGGATACAAGACCTCCCAAGCGATCGATGAGGCAATCAAGACGCTTGGTCAAGCTGCATTGACCAGACTAATAGCAATGCGAAGACGCACAGAGGTGATTTCAGATGATTAAGTCGCACGATCAATGGTCTAAACTTGGTGAAGAATACCTAGGCGAGCACAACATAGCATGGGCAGAGAAGATGGAATCGTTTCCAACGCAAGTGGCAGGATCAGGACCACTAACTTTGATGAAAGCAATCATGAATGATTACTGGGCAGATGTACGCGGTCCAACAAAAGATTGGCCAGCAGAACATGTGGACATGGTCATGGCCAAACTGTACTGGTGTTGGGTCGCATGGCTTGAAGCAACACATGTTGATCTCCCTCAAGACTGGGATGGTGTCGATGAATGAGTCGAGTACGCACACCATATTATGAAATTCGTGAAATGAGAGCCGATGCTGATGATTATGTTTGGCCGAAGCAGGTCGTTCGTGCATACAAACGCGTAGATGGTAAATTTGTTCCTGTTGGATGGCATGTCACATGGAGTGACAAGCACGAAAGAGTGTATCTTGATAATGAGTTACGAGTTTAATTTCGAAACTAAAGTATACATTACGTCCCTGGCTTCTAATGTATACATTAAGTCTTCAGAAGCAATGTATACTTTGACTTCGAGTACAGATTAGATCCAAAGCCAAGCCATCAGAACATAGTCTGCAACAGTCGCTCCAGCAACCGAGACCAATGTAGCAATTGAAAGAAAGACGTTGAACTTCATCAA